TTGCTGCTGGTCTTAAAATGCCTGAGGCTGTTGATATCGCTTGCTCAGTCGCTGATACCCTTCAAATCTCGATCTCAGGATGCAAAGGAGACTAAATAATGGGCTTCTTCAAAAAACTCGTCGGAGCTGCTGCTCCTATCGTCGGCGGAATCGTCGGCGGCCCTGCTGGCGCTGCTATCGGCTCTGGCATCGGTGGCGCTCTCGCTACTGACGATGCTCAAGGCTTTGCCTCTGCCGAGGCTGCTGCATCTCGTGGCTTTACTAAAGAACAACTCCAAAATCGCCATCAATGGGAAGTCGCTGATCTTCGCAAAGCTGGCTTAAATCCTATCCTATCCGCTATGAAAGGTGCTCCTTCAATCGGCGGATCTGCTCAAGCTGTCTCTGGCGCTAATGCCGCTCAAGACTCTGCCTCTCTAACTTCATCTGCTGCTCAAACTCAAGCTCAAAAACTTGCTACTCAAAAAGTATCTGCTGAAATCTCTCTACTCAAATCTCAAGCTAAAAATCAAAACTCACAAGCCCGAAATACCCATAATCTCGGAAATGTAACTCAAAATCTCGGAAATCTATCCCAAGGCTTCCATGGCCTAACCTCTAATGCTGCTTCTACTGTAGACCAAACATCTAAAAAACTAATTGCTAATAAAGATAAAATCATACATAATCTAAAAAAAGCCCCCTCTGACTACTGGTGGGCTGCAAAAGAAGGCGCTAAAAAACTCTGGAAAAGGAAATAACCATGACTCGCAAACTCAAAAAAGCCTATACTCGTACTCGCGTACAAACTCAAATCTCTGAACGTAAAACAAAAGCTGTTCAATCTGAACGCAAACACTCCGATATAAATAATATCGTCTCAAAAGCCTATAAAACTGGTCAACTTCCTGTCTTAATGAACCGGCAACCAATGGAACAACTCCCTGATGCTCTAACTTATCAAGAGGCTCTTAATAAAGTTGTCTTTGCTCAACAACAATTCGAACGATTACCCTCTTCAATTCGCTCTGAATTCGAAAATAAACCTGAAAATATGCTTTCTGCCATTACGAAAGCTGAAAAAAATCCAGAACTCAAAAAACAACTACAAAGCTTCGGCATACTCGAACAACCCCCTGCCGAGCCTCTTCTTGGTGACGAAGTCACCGCTAAGCCGCAGGACGCCCCCGCTCCTGCCGCCTCCGAAGGAGGCGAAAACTCTAACGCGTAAGTCGTCGTGAAGAACGCTGAACGTTAAAAAAGTCTCCATTTGGAGGCTTTTTTTGTACCTGGCACATATCTCCCTCTTGTCGTATATGTGCTAACTGACACCTTGACTTAAAAATCAATGTGTCTTAAACTAAAATCATCCTCGAAAGGAGGTGATTAAAAAATGAGACGTAAACCTATGAAACCAAAAGCCTCAAAACGTACCTTTACTGCTGGGGCTATGAATGTAAATTCAATCAACACTCGTCCTGTACCTCAACGCGGCGGCCTCCGCCTATAAACATCTTACCGAAGGTAACTCTATGCCCTGCTACCACCCTATAGACTGCTGGATACATCCAACCGAAAAATCTGAAAACGGTGGAAAAAAACTCATCTTCACATATAATCCTAAAATCTGCTCTGGCCCTTCTCCTGACCTACAAGTCCCTTGTGGACGCTGCATAGGCTGTCGCCTTGCAAAATCTCGTGAATGGTCTGTACGCTGCATGCATGAAGCCTCTCTCTACTGGGAAAACTGTTGGCTTACTCTCACTCTAAATGACGAATACAATGCTACTCGTCCAAATCCTTACTCCATCCAACGCGGACAAAAATCTGAAATAACTCGCTTTCTCAAACGCTACCGCAAAAAATACGGTGCTGGCATCCGTTACTTCTACTGCGCTGAATATGGAGAAACCTGCTTCTTCTGTAATAAACCTGAAAAAATATGCTGCTCTTCTGGCTGTAATAACTTCCACCCTTGGCGTGGACGCCCTCACTATCATATCTGTATCTTCAATCATGACTTCCATGATAAACGCCTCTTTAAACAAATAAATGGCCTCCCTCACTATAATTCTGACGAACTGGATAAACTCTGGACTGATCCTGAAACTGGCCTCAACATGGGCTATGCTACAATATCTGACCTCACTCCCGACTCTGCCGCCTATACTGCCCGCTACTCTCTTAAAAAAATTACTGGTGATCTCGCCGAAGAAGATGATCCTGTAACAAAAATTAAACATTACCAACGCATCACCCCTGACGGTGAAATCGTTGATCTAATCCCCGAATACAACAATATGTCTCGTGGCTCTAGTAAACTCGGAACTGGCGGAATCGGAAAAGGCTGGCTTGACGAATACCCAAAAGAAGTCCTCGACAATGACGCTGTCTTATTCAAATCCCTACGTATAAAACCGCCTCGCTACTACGATGACAAGCTAATGCTAATTGATCCCTTCACTGTTGAAGAAAATAAAGAATTACGCATTGACAAAGCCGAAAATAATCCTGATAATACTCTCGAACGGTTAGCTACTCGTGAGTATATAACCTTACAAAAAACTCAAAAACTCCACCGAAAGGAAATCTAATGTATATCTTCACTATCTATGACAAAATCTCTGAAAAAGCTGGAAACATCTTTACAACCTCTACAATCGGCGAAGCCGAACGTCAATTCCATGACGCTCTAGAAAACGCTCAAGAAGGCTCTCTCTTTCGTACACACCCCCAAGACTTTACCCTTAATATGCTTGGCGAATTTGACGAAACTAAAATGAAAATCGTCGATACAAAATCTCAGGTAATAACTAAAGGCAAAAAACCTGATCCCACTCCGAAGGATTCAGCATAACCTTCGGTGAGGTGGCGTAGCCAGTGGTCGCGTGCTATAAGTATTAAATTACTTGCAAAGATTTTATCAACCACTACTTTTCTCTCACCAAAAGGAAATAAACCATGTTAAAAAAAATCGTATATACTTCTTGGATAATACTCTCTGTAACCTTTATGGTCTCCTTTGGCCTCTACGGAAGGAACTGGTAAAATGTTCACCCTTCAAAGAAATAAAAACTTGCAAGCTGTAAACAAAACTCTTATACTCCTATCTAAATATCACGCTCTACCTATGAATAATGAACAATTCTTAAAACAATATCGACACTTAATCGCTTTAAAAAACATATTAGAAAAAGGAAAAAACAATGTTTAACGCTGGACACAACTCAAACCCTTCTGTACTATCTCACTCATTCTCTCGCGTACCACAGGCTTCAATGCCTCGCTCTACATTCTCCCGTGTCCTAACAAACAAAACAACTATCGATGTCGATTACCTCTATCCTATCCTTAATGATGAAATGCTTCCTGGCGATACTTATGACGCCGATCTTACTATCCTTGGCCGTCTTACTACTCCTATAACCCCCTTCATGGACAATCTTCGTGTAAACATCGAAGTCTTTGCTGTCCCTTACCGCCTTACCCAAGATAATTGGGAAAAACTACAAGGCGAACGCGTCGACCCTGACGACTCTATTGACTTCTCTCGTCCATACATTACAACAACTGCCTCTACTGGCGTTGCTAATGAAACTATCTGGGATTACTTAGGTTATCCCACACAAATTCCTGACCTTCGTATCGATGGCTCTCAACATCGTTCTTATAACTTCGTCTGGAATACTTACTATCGTGATCAAAACTGGCAAGACTCTCTCGTCGTTGATAAAGACGATGGCCCTGACACTCTTACTGATTACGTACTTAAAAAACGCAATAAACCACATGACTACTTCACTTCCTGCTTACCTGATCCTCAAAAAGGTGATCCTGTATCTCTACCTCTTGGCTCAATTGCCCCTCTTATCGGTCTTGGTGTAACTAACCAAGCCCCTGCTGGCCCTTCTGCCTATACTGCCTATGAAACTGACAATCCTGTCGCTCAAAACTATGACTACGCTTGGTCTGCTCACGGCACTAACCAAGTCGTACTAGAAGCTGATGGCGCTGGCCCTTCTGCTCTTCCTGCTGCTTATGCTGACCTTTCTACTGCTGCTGCTGCAACTATCTATGATCTCTATGAAGCCTTTGCGCTTCAAGAACTATTACAAATTGATGCTCGCGGCGGAACTCGCTACTTCGAAATCTTACGCGCTCACTTCGGCGTAACTTCTCCTGACTCCCGCCTACAACGTCCTGAATATCTTGGCGGAAAATCATTCCCTATCAATGTCTCTCCATTACCACAAACTTCTGAGACTAATACTACTGCTCTTGGCGACCTTGCTGCTGTCGCTCAAGTAACTGGCTCTCTAAACTTCTTCAAATCCTTCGTGGAACACTCTGACCTCTTAATCTTAGCTTCTGTCGTATCTGACTTAACCTATCAACAAGGTCTACACCGCTCCCACTCTCGACGCACTCGCTATGACTTCTACATGCCTGCTCTCGCAAATCTCGGCGAACAAGCCGTTCTAACTAAAGAAATCTATGCTCAAGGCTCTATCGCTGCTACTGACGATGATGTCCTTGGCTATCAAGAACGTTGGTCTGAACTGCGCTTCGGTAAAAATATGATTACTGGCAAAATGCGCTCTAATGACGCTCAATCTCTCGACCTCTGGCACTTATCAGAGGAATTCTCTGCTGCCCCTACTCTTGAAACTCTCCTACCCTGTAACACTCCTATCGATCGCGTACTTGCTGTCGCTAACGAACCTGACATACGCCTTGACTGCTTCATGCGTGTCAAACACTCTCGTGTAATGCCTACTTACTCTGTGCCTATGCTCAATAATCGCTTCTAAATGGAGGAAAAAAAATGTTCGAAAAACTACTCACTCGCTCTGCTCTGCGCGTTATTCTTAGTCTCATTGTTGGTCTTGCTGCTGGTCTTAAAATGCCTGAGGCTGTTGATATCGCTTGCTCAGTCGCTGATACCCTTCAAATCTCAATCACAGGATGCAAAAAATGACAAACCCAATCCTTGACCCAACATACTATACCGAAGGTCGTCACGAAAAACCCTTCCTCGGCGCTGCAATCGGCGCTGCTGCTGGCCTCGCTGGCGGCATCCTCGGTAATAAAGCCTCCGCTAAAGAGGCTAATAAATCTCGCGAGTACACTACTCAACAACTAAAAAATAAACACCAATGGGAAGTCTCTGACCTCCGCAAAGCTGGTTTAAATCCCATTCTCTCCGCTAACGGCTCTGGCGCTACTGGCTCTTCCGCCATGGCCTCTCAATCTAATCCTGCTACCGATCGTGACTGGGAAAC